ATCCATTGGGAGGGTTTCTACATAGTCTCCTATTTTTGTCACTGCTGTTGCTACAGCACCAATTCCTGCAGCTCCTGCTGCTCCAATTGCTAGTCCAGTTATAGGATCAATTTCATTGAGTTTTTCTTTTTCTTCTTTTTCTTCGTTCATTTCTTCTTCGATTTCTTTAAGTAGTTCTGTTAAATCAACATCTTCTTCTTCATCAGACATTTCTTCTTCTTCACCTTCTTCTTCAGCGCCTTCACCTGCTTCAAGTTCCCCTGAATCAATCATGTCAGCGATGACATCTTCGATCATTTTCTTAAGGTCTTCATCAGTCATGTCTTCAAGATCAAGTGGTTCTCCTTCTTCATCCATGTCATCATCAGCCATGTCATCGTCTTCTTCGTACATGCCTTCTTTAACATCTTCTTTATCCTCATCGGATTTTTTTCCTTCATCCACTTTTTCTTCACCTTTTTCTTCTTCTTCTAATTCAGCTAAAAGTTCTTCTAAATTCATCTCGTCTACAGAATCGTCTTCATCATACATAGCTTCTTCCATTTTGGAATCATCTTCTTCATACTCCATAGCTTCTTCCATTTTGGAATCATCTTCTTCGTATTTCATTTCTTCTTCCATCTTTTTAGAATCATCGTCTTCATCATACATCATTTCTTTGACATCATCATCTTCTTTATCCATTTCTTGGATTTTAGCAGATAACATCTCTTTTAAACGAGGTGTAAAAGCTTCTTCTAGAGCTGTCTTAGCGTTTGCTATTGCCATTTCTTTTACGGCTTTAGCATCTGCGATTGCTTCTTTAAGCAAATCTCTGTTAGTTGCCATTTTCCTAAATTTTTATTTTGTTGGGAAAGTACGTTTATTATAAAAAACGTAATAGAATAATTAATTGCGATGCCACATAGAATCGTGGCATATTCTCATATACATATATGAGGAGGAGTTAAAGTCGCATTAAATAACAGGGCATGTCCCCTTAGCGCACAATATTTCAGTTACTATTGCATTAGTACGCGCATATGTGTGGAGGTATGTTGATCTAGATTCATTTAATTGACCATTTTTCATCCAAGAATCTGGGTTTGAAGGGTTAGATACTAAATCCCAGGTAAGTAATTCAAAGTCATCTTGTACTTCCATTACTTCTCCCATTTGTTTTAGTGAACCCATTCCACGAGAAGAAATACCTATAATTAGACCATTTTTAACTAAAGCACCCGCTATACGTCCTGATGCTGTTCCTTTATCTCCTGGGTCACAAAATATTTCAACTGTTCCTAAGATTTCATCTCCATTCCATCTTATGTCTCTAATAGCATGAGAAGCATTTTTTAGATTTATTACTTGAGAATCAGGATGGTCTAATTCACCACATGTTTCGGTTGATTTTTGATCAATTTTTCTTTGGAAGTTTGAAATTTCACGCTCCCATAACTCTTTTTTATAATATCTACCATTACCATTTTTAACCTCAACAGTTGCTAAAATACCTTCAACAAAAATATTTCCACCTCTGTTTAATCCTTCAACAAGTCGAACAGGACTTGGTTTAAATTGTCTAGTTTCTATTAAGAGTTCTTTGTTCATAATTATATGTTAATAATCCATTCCATCAAACTTACCTAAAATATCAAGTTCAAGTGTTTTACGATGTTCTGGGTAATCCATTAAAATTGATTCTAAATCTTCTCCTGATTCATATCGGTTTTCAGCTTCTTCTTTAGCAACTAAATAATCAGCAGGTGCTTCCATTTCTTCTTCAAGTGCATCATCTAATTCTTTTGCAGCATCAGCAGCTCTTTCTAATTCATCTGCTGCTTCACCAGCTGCAGCTGAGGTTGCTTCTGCGTCTTCACTTGCTACTTCAGAAATTGGTTCATCTTCATCAATTACTTCTTTTTTCTTTGGAGTAGATTTAGCTTTTTTAGCTAATGCTTTTTCAATTTTTGCTTTAGCTCTTTCTAAAATTTTAACTTCTTTTTGTAATTCTTTAACTTTCTTTTTATCAGTTAAAGCTTTCATAGCTTCATCTTCGTTAACTCTTTCAAGAAATGAACTTTTCTTTTCAATTAATTCATTAATTTTAGCTAACTTAGATTCAAATACTTCGTATTCAGCTAATTTATTAATTTCAGCTAATTCTTTATGAACATTTTCTTTAATTATTTCTTTAACTTTTTGTTCATTTAATTTAACTGTAGTAATTTCTCTTTTTTCAGGAGTGAATGTGCCTTGTTTAATTTGAGATAAATTATACATTCTAACTTTTCCTGTTTTATCTTCTAATTTATGATTACCTACATCATCAATATCTATCACTTTCATACTTTCACCTCTAAACATTATTACGTCTCCAGGTTTAGTAGTATCCATTTCATTTAATTCTTCATTAATTATAGAACGAACTACTTTACGAACTTGATCTTCTTCATTAATTGGTTCTTTATTTTCTTTTAAATTACCATATCCAGAAGATTTATATTTACCTTTAGGTTCTTTTGGCTCACCTAAACCAGGTGCATCCATTGTATATCCTAAATCTTTTACACCAAACTGACCTTTTTCAGTGTAATATGTAGGATTTTTTTCAAGATTTTTAATTACAATGGCTTTTAATTGTTCCATTGTTTTACTTTCATTTTTAGGATCCTTCATTTCAGTGTAGTATCCTTTCATGATTTGATCAAAAATTAAATTATCAGGGTTTTTCTTATCCTCATAATCAAAATTCTTTTCAGCATCTTCTTCTACTTGTTTTGAAGGTTTTTTAACTTCAGCTTTTTCATCATCAAAGTATTCTTTCTTTGCTTCAGCTAAAAAGTTTTCAAAAGCTACTTCATATGATTCTTTTTTAGAAGATTGTAATTGATTAATAGGTTCTAAACCAATAACATTTTCATTAATAATGTTTTTAGTTTTAAGAACATTTGCTACTTCTGTGTATGTAGCAGCGTTACGAATTAATCCTGGAAACTGTTGTTTAGCTTCCTTAATAAAGACGTCTTTATGGCCTTTACCTTCTTTAATTAACAAATACTGGTCTTGTAATGTCTTTTTCATTTATTTTTCTGTTAACAGTTCTTTTATTTCTTGTAAATAGTTTTTAACTATTTCTATTGGTTGTGTAATATCATATGAACCAGCGTTTCCACCATATAGTTCAATGGTATCGTTTTTAGCATTAGAGACTAATGGTGTTATTTCATTCATTAATCTTTCAATTTCATCTAACCCAGCTAAACGTTTTTTCTGAAAATCATTCATTTCGTTTAACTTTTCTTCTTCAAATAATTTTTTTATATCATAAGATTTAGGTTTAATTTTAGGTATAGGTTTAAATCCTAACTTATAATAATAAATATTCTTAGCTCCTTTAGCGTTTTTATTTTTATTAAAAACTGTTGGAGTAGCATAATTAGCCCCTTCACCTGGGGTAAAAGAAGCGCCACCTTGATTAGTAGCGGACATTTCTTTTAATTTCTTTTTTATTATTTCTTTAATTCTTTCCATTAGCAGTTTCTAACTCATTTACTAAATCACAATACTGTAATAGATCAACTAAATCATTATCTTTTAGTTTAGTTGTTTTTGTAGGAACTTTTATTAAAGAAATAATTTCATTAATTTTAATTTTGGTAACCTTATTCTTAGTATTTTTATTTAATTCTTTAAGATCTTTTTTTATACTTGTTACAGTAGTAGTATAAAATTCCTTTAAACGAGGAGCATTATCAATTGAATTAATATATTCTTTAAGAATTATTTTTTGTTTAGGAGCTAACTCATCATACTTACCATTAAATTTTTCCATTAATATTTTATAAGTAAGTAACTTAGTATCTTTATCAGACTTATTTACTTCTTCCATTACTTCATCTCTAACTTTATCCTTTTTAATAGAAGCTACTGTTAAGTATTCTAAAATAGTAACTTTATTTTGGATAAGTTGATTAGGGGATGATTTAGGGGAGTTATTTAATTCTAATAGAGTATAGAAAGCTGCAAAAGGTTTATAATTAGGAAGTTTATGATTAAAAAATTTAGTTAAATCATAACTCTTTTTTATCTCGTTTATAAGATTATACTTTTGTCTTTTTAAAGCTCCTCTATTTAAATTTTTAGAAGATTCTACTAATGTAGATAACACAACATTAGCTTTTGATTCAGTTAAAGTAGTTTTAGCTAAAAGAGACTCATATAATTTATACTCTCTACCTAATTCAGACTTTACAAAATATTTTTGTAATAAATCTTTTGCTGGAGAGGGTTTGCCTTCTAAAGTATCAGTAGTAATCTGGCGTACTAAAAGTTCAAAGAGTATACCAGTATTTTTATACTTTGAATGTTTAATTTGCATTCCTTTACAATTTATTTATTTATAAATATATAAAAATTTATTACTCTTGTATTTGATCTTCATCTAATAGGGAATTTCCTTTAATTTCTCTTTCAAATATCATCTGTTTTTTCTGATTTTTTAAGTCATTAAACATTTTAGAGTTTTTATTTCGTCTTTTCTTTGTTTCAAGTGCTAAAGGAGACCCACCTTTATAATTAGGTTTTATTGAATCAGATGCATCATTATCTTTTTTCATTCCAACAGCTCCAATTCTATCTTTACCAAGGGCATTATCTTGTGTATTTCTATTAGATACTTTTTCTTTTGGTCTGCCTAATGGCTCTTTATCCTCATCATACCCTTCAGGTACTTCTCCATTGTCATATCTATTTCTACCATACAACGAAGCTAAGTCATGAGGTGTACCATATGATTTACCTGTTTCAAGTGGATCATTACCTTCATTTTCAATTTGATTTATTCTAAATTTACGTTTAGCATCTTGAGCAATTAATCCTCTATACTCATCATATTCATCTTCACTTAAATGGAATATATGTTCATATACAAAATCAGAAGGCATTAATTTATTATCTAAAATTTGATTAGCTAAATCAACTTTTTCTTTCATTAATGTTACTCTTTCTTGATCATAAATTACAGAAGGATTAGTTAGTGAAAGTTCAAAATTTACTAAAGCATCATCTTTATAGCCCTGTGCATATAAATGAACTAATGCAATTTTTGTAAGTTCTGAAACTATAATTCTTTGTATACGTTCAATTGTACGAGCAAACCTAATATCTTCAGCTGCTAGTGTAGCTTTACCAGTTAAATCTTTTTCATAACCCATAAATGCCTTAGGCACTTTAAGAGCAGCAAACAATTTATCTCTTAAATATTCAACATCTTGAATTCCATCATACTGTAGACCACCTAAATTATCTATTTTAGTTGCTTGATCATTACCTCTTACAGGAATATAAAAATCTTCTAAAAGGTTTTGCATATTATATTTTAAGTTATAATCACCTGATTCTTGGTCAATATAAGGAGTACGTTTCATTTTTGATATTGTCTTTTGCATAAAGTTTTCTACTTCAGCAGGTGCAATATTTCCAACATTTATATAAAATATACGTTTTTCAGGAGCACGAACAATTCTATGAATTAACATAGCATCTTCCATCATTGTATATTGTTTAAATAATTTACGTCCTGGTTCTAGATATGATCTACCATAAGGTAAAAAATTAGTATCCGAGAGTAATCTAAAATGTGCTACTTCATAGTTATCAAAATAAACAGCTTTATCATTATCATTATTTTGATAGCTTGATTGTGGAACAGAATATTGTCCATAAGATTGATTAATTCCATCAGGATCAAATCTATATCTTACATCAGCAGGTCTATCAGGATCAAAACCATCTTGTCTTTCTATATGAAAGGCATTATAAGGTATAACATTATAAACACCAAATTTTTCAGAAATTTCTAATTTTAAAAAGAAATCACCATACTTACACATGTTTCTAATCCATGGCCATAGATTAAATTCTATATTTAATACATCATAAAATAAATTATATAGAATTTTTTGAACATCTTCATCTGAACTTTTAATTTGAAGTACTTCTCCCATATCATTTTTTAAAGTACATTCATCAGAAATAATATCTAAAGCGGAAGCTATAATAGCATCTGTGTCCATTGCATCATATTCAGAATATAATTGTGGTCGTAACATTAAGTAGTTAAAACTACTTTGATAACCATAAATAGAAGTATTAGCATTAGTATAAATTCTATTAAATCTATCTACTAAAGCATTTGTTTCATATTCTCCTGAAACTTGGATTTTATTTATATCAATTACTTTTAATTGGTCTTCACCATCATTTCTAATAATTACGTCTGTTGAAAATAATCTTCTTAATCTTCCAAATAATCCAGTATCTGCCATTTTTGTTTTTTATAGTAGCCAAGAAATATCTTCTTCGCCGTTTGAATAAGGGTTGTCTATTTTATAAGGATTTTTAAATGAGCCATTGCTTGAATATCCTCCAGCATATGGAGAATTGTTATTACTAACATTATTAAGCATACTTTTGGTCATGTCCATTCCTTTTTGTCTTAATTTAAATGCTGTTTCTCTTAAATAACAGCCTATAGAAAAAGATAAAACTAAATCATCATTATATCCTGTTTGGGCTTCAGCTCTACCATTTCTCCATATAAATACTTTCATTTCTTCTAATAGTCGCACAGATCTAAACGTAACACCACGATCTCGTACTGCCTCTTGAAATTTACCAATTGCTATTGGTCTAGTGTTTGAAGCCATTGTAAATCCAGGTGTCATTTTACTATAATCCATATAAGGGTCAAAGTAATTATCTACAGACATACTATTACCTTTAGGTGAATGATACAAATTTTGGTAACCTCTATCAAGGATAGTTTGAATAGTTGACCATCCTATACTTGAATTTTCGGGTGCAAGTAAAGCATTATTATATTCAGTTGCTATACCAACTAATAAATTACCAAAATCTTTAGTACCCATTTGACCTTTATATTCAGCAACTTGTGTAAATGTTTCAACATCAAACACATGAAATGCTGAAAAATCTTTTCCATCACCACGAGCAACATCAGCTACAACTAAGTAGTCTTTTGAATAATCAGCTGGTTCCCATACCCATAAATTTTTATCAATTCCTCTTTTTTCTAAAGGTTCTTTAACACATTCTTTTTCAAAGTAATCAACATTTTCAGCATAAAATACAGTATCACCAGAAGTAGAAAAATCACAATCACATTCTTGTGCTGCCATTCTTACTCCTAAATCTGCATCTTGTTGATTTCTCCAATCTTGATCTCGTTCAGGATGTACTTCCCAAGGTAATCTAATGGGTAAAAAACTATTTTCACTCATTTCAGCAGCAACCCATGTTTTATGGAACCAATTCCCTGTACCATAAGGAGTTGATAATGCAATACAACCACCACCTGTTGCTAATGTTTGTTGAGCTGAGGCCCATATCTCACCTATATTATTAATAAAGGCAGCCTCATCAATTATTAATAAAGAAACTGCTTCTGATCGACCAGCATCCGAACTTGCTGAAGTAGCTTTTATTTGGGAACCATTATTTAATCTAAGGGTTAATTTATTATCTTCTGATGGTTTTTGTTTTTCTTTAAGCCATGAAGGTAAGTTATCATACATAAACTTAACCTTTGTAACCATATTTTTAGCTGTTTCTTGTTTTGTTGCTATACAAAGTATATTTTTATCTTGATTAAACAACATCATCCATAATGAATAACCTGCTGTTAATGTAGATATACCTAACTGTCTAGATTTTAAAACAATTGAATATGGGTTTTCTTGGAATAAAGTTAATACACGATCTTGAAAAGGATATAAATTAAACTGTATTCTACCTCTTTTAGGGTGTTGAATATAACAATACTTACGCATAAAATATGCAGGTGATGCAGCACATCTTACATATTCTTCTCGTATTTTCTTTTTAAGATCTTGATTCATATTATCTTACCGCTATTAATATAATTAAAGGAGTTAATGTAACCACGAATCCTCCACCTAACCATTTAAGTCCTTTTTTTAATCTATTATTTGATTTTTGTAATTTATTTACATCTGTTTCTAAACCCTTAATAATTAAAGATCTTTGTTCACCTATTTGATTATAATTTTGGATTTGTAAGATATAATTAGCATCTTTATTTTCGAAGTCTTTTATAATACTATCTTGTCTAAGAGATTTTGTATTTAAATCTGAAAGTAATTGATTAGTTTTATCAAGTTCAGCTATTGCAGAGTCACCTTTAACTAAATCAACTGCTATTTTTTTAGCAACACTGTAATCAAAACAAATTTTATTGGTATCTTTCTGAGAAAAACTTATCGAGCTGAGTAGGAGAATAGGTAGTAATAGTTTCAATTTTTTTACCATAATATTTTTTTACTTGCATTATTTCTTTACTTGTACTATCGATTTGTTTATTTAAAACATCAATTTCAAGTTGTTGGTGAACAATAGATTGGTTTAATTCTACTTGTTTACCTTCTAATCCTATTATGACATTATTTAAACTATCAATTTTTTGTTTTTGGTCAGTATAATCACCTACTTGAACAGGTGAAAATGCCGTAACAATAGTAAAGTATAGTAAAGATGTAAAAACTACTACACATACTAAAATATGCCATAACTTTAATTTAATTTCTTTATTCATATTAAGCCTCTACTTTTTGGGCCTTTTTATATTTTTTAACAATGTCTTGTTTAGATTTTAAATACTCTATAGCTTCTTTATCACCTTCTGTTGATTTTTTTTCTTTATAGGTATCCATAACTCTTCTATATTGTTTAACTAATTCATCTCTACCTCTAGCTGCTTTTTCTACTTCAGCGTCACCAGAAGGAGCTTCATCATCTGAATCAGATTTAGTAGCTTTTGGTTCTGATGCAGTTGTTGGTTCTGATGTTTTAGGGGAAGCTTTACGACCACGTTTACCTGGTTCTTTTAATCCTAATGCTTTTAAAATAAAATTGTTTGTTTGGTTTGCTTGTAAAAGACTTCCTGAGTCATCAAAATCTTCTTGTTTTTCTAAAGCTGCTGTTACTCTAGGATCTTGGTTTTTACCTACTACTTTTTTACGGATTGTTTTAAGAATTTCTTTTGCCGTTTCTTTATCTTTTTTAAGATCCTCTCTAGAAACTTTCATATCTTTTAAAACCTCATCTACAATTTTATTAGTAATAGATTCTAAAGTATCTTCTTCTCCATATTTATCAGCAACTTGAGTATCAAATCTACCTCCAAAATCAGGAATTTCATTTATAGCAGCATCAATTTCTTCACGTATAATTTCAAGCAAACGAGTCTTTTTCATTCTAGTATATTTTTATTTATAAATATTACTGGAATATTGTTTGTTTAACTTTTTCTATTCTTTCCTCAATAGAGCCCGATATTTCCGTATATTTAGGATGTTTACCTAATTTATCTCCAATTATGCCTTTTATTGATTTATCAATTTCTTTTCGATATTCTTTATCAATCGTTCTAATCCCATTATCTTCTAATTTTACACCTTCAGGAGAAACATAAAATAAAAAATCATAATCATTAATTAAATTTTCAGCTAATGATTGAAATTGTTTCCCCTCAGTCCATGAAATGGATTTAGCTGATTTAGTAAATGCTATAACATCTACTATAGTTCTATCTGTTATAATATTTTCTTGTAATAATTCAGAAGAACGTTCTGCTAAAAATATTAATTGGCCCTTAAGTGTAGAGTCAGTATTTAAAGGAATACCTAAGTCCCTTAAATATTCACTACGCTCAGTAGCAAATTTATAATCTTTAAATTCAGGTAATTCTTTTAAAGCATTAACTAATGTCGTCTTACCTACAGACATTGTACCACAAAAACCTATTTTCATACTTAAATATAATATAAAATTTTAACTAAAACAAACTATTTTCATGAAAGTCAGGAAATTCGACTTTACATAATATATCTTCAGCAACATAAGTGCCTTGTGCTCCTGAAACTGTTATGCCTCTTGCACTTAAAGCATCACCTACAAAATGAACATTATCGTAATCATTTAATGATAAATTAGTATAATCAACTAATGGTTCAGGTGACAAATATTTTACTTCAGGCATGTAAATACCCCAATCATCTCTAAGTGTAGGAAATACTTTTGTCATATCTTTAATAAAATCAACTATATAATTACCATATTCTCCTAACGCATCAAATAAAGGTTCGGTGTTATTTACTTTAACACATTTAACAGAGTCACCTTCTGATGTTTTAGATGGTGTTCTATTACTTGGTGAATAGTATGTACCTACACCATCAATTTGTAATTTTTTAACTGCCTCTCTTGACCAATCAAATGGTTTATCTATACCTCTAATTTCCATTAGTATACCAAAATTAGTCATATCGTTTCGATATGCTTCATCTTTTTTAGCATGTCCATTATAACTTACATCACCATAAGTATGTTCT